GACAATGCCGGAGGCTACGGGTACAACACCTACGACACCTACTTAGACCTGCGCAACCCGCTCATCATCGACTGTCATGGCGATAACTACAGCTCGATCCGTTTCGATGGAAGGGAGATGGATACCTATGGATGGGCTGAGTACGCTGAGAAAAATGGCTACGATGGACTCATCCTGCAGAACGTCAGAGATGGCGTAGGCTATGGTGACCTGCAACAGCCGACCACCGACTATGTGGCTTTCAAGCCCACTCAGATTAAGAGCGCCACGGATAACAATGGAGCTTTCAGTCGAGGAAGTTCCGACATCCGCTTCCGTCCCGGGACAAGTGACTCGCAGCGCGTGCAGCCTACCCTCATAGGTGTACACGGGATCACTGAGGAGAAGCTCGTCAAGGCTCTAGCAGCTGGCGGACTGGCCAATCCTAGTGTCGCAGTCATTGACGCAGATAAGAGCCAACATAATGATTATGGTGAGATATCCCTTATCTTGCCCTCAGGTATGGTGGATAAGGCCACCGGACGCAATGCCGGCACATGGACCGGAGACGCCTGGACACCACGATACCCGCAGACAGAATACCAGTTCAGTGATGCCGGCTCACACCAGCTGTCTCTCGATCTTAAGAGCCTCGATGCGGAGATGCGGTCATCTGCTCGTATCGCCATTCAGAACTGGATGGACGGTCGTGGCACCAATGGACTAGAGTATATGTTCCTGCAGCAGTCAGGACGAGAGCCCGAGGTGAAACAAATCCCGGTAAGGTTCCAAAAGTCTACGCATGAGGCAGTTGAACAACTCTGTGGTGATAAGAGAATCGACTTCTATTCTATAGACAAGTCGGACTACTCGAAGCTGTTGGACCTCTACGTGGCCGAAAAGTATCGAGGTGACAAATCGCTCTATGACGAGGCACTGGCAGAACGGAAGGCTGCGCTGGAGAGAAAGCTATCCAAGGACATCTCACCCGTGTTCAAGAGAATCTACCAAGAGAAGCTGGACTTCATCAATGAGCATGGCTTCGACGATAGCGTTGAGGAGTTCGTAAGCGAGGTGGCTCGTGACATGGAAAATGGCGGCCACACGGACGTCAAGGCCACAGATAACGCTGCCGCCGAAACCGTCAAGCAGCAAGGGCTTGAAAAAGAGTTTGCGCAATGGATAGAAGGCTTTAAGAAGCGCTATGGCGCCAAGGAGGTCATCTTCAATGGCTTCAACTCTCGTGGCGACAGAATCTACTTGCCCAACACAGTGGCCAACGCCTCGCGCATCATGAACGCTCAAGGTAAGAATGGCGCAACAGGATGGAGCACTAGCTTCTCTAATTTCGTGGCTACCGTCATGAAGTCCATCCCGCACCTCGATGACATGAGGGCCGAGAAGTCGCGTCTCACCACCGACCATCAGCAGCTCGATGCTTTCGATGAGAAGTGGCAGCAGGTCTACTACGATCTGGCTCAGAAGTGTCAGCCGGACGCCAGGAGCACGTTTGACGACTTCGGGTTTGCCCGTCTCGATGAAGCAGCGCTCAAGAAGAATCCGGCCGCCTACCTCAAGAAAGAATATGGTGTCACGCTGACAGCTGACGATATAAAGCAGCTCAAGCAGATGATACACGCTATCCGTGATGAGCGCCCGGCTATGTACTTCGAGACGAAATTCAATCGTCCCGTCCGCTTCAACGAGTTTACAGCTGCGGTCGTGCCTGACGACCTCACTCCCGAAATTCGGGAACAGCTCGAGAAGGCAGGACTGCGTGTCGTCACATACAAGCGTGGAGACGATGCCACACGCCAGCAGGCCGTACAGCGTGCCTCTATGGATGAGGGCATCCGCTTCCGCTGGATAGGTGAACGCGGTGCCAGCGAGCTCGACAAGACGTCGGAGATCAAGACGCGCATCAGCAACCTCGACGTGGCCCGACAGATGGAGCAGGCCGGCAAGGACGCCTACGACATCAAGTTCGCCACCGGATGGGAACGTGGTGCTGATGGTAAGTGGCGCTACGAGCAGCCGGACTTCGATCTCATCACGGCACAGGAGTACGACGAGTTGCGCCGTCAGCAGATGAAGGGCTACAACGAGATAGCCAAACTTATGACTCTCGGCGACCGTCATCTTTACTTCCTGTATCAAGAGTACGACGCACTGCCCAGACGTGGCCGTAACGAAGAGCAGAAGGCTAAAGCTAAGGACCTGCTCAAGCAGATTAAGCAGCAGATAGCCGCCAACAACAGCCTCAGAGACGACCTGGATATACAACGGGAGAATGCACGCGTTATGTCCCTGTCTGATTTGGTACATGATGCTAACGGGCTCTTTGATGCGTATCCGGTGCTTGCCAATGTGGAGGTGGAGTTCAAGGCACTGTTTGGTCTTCGAGGCCAAATGGAGTGCAGAAACGGCATACCGTACCGAATTGAAATTAACAGCGGCATGGACGGCAGGCAGACACGTTCTACGTTGATACATGAGGTGCAGCATGCCATCCAAGACCTGGAAGGCTTTGCACGCGGTGGAAATTCGGAGATGTACGTCGAGAAATCTAAGATACCCGGATTCGTTGAGCGGGTCAATCAAATCGACGAACGTCTCAATGAACTGGATGCACAGTCCGAGGCACTTATCGACCGCCGCAACTCGGAATATGAGCAGCTGCGTCAGCAGTGGGAGGCCGCTACGACACCCCAGGAGCGCAGCAGCATCCGTGACGCCTGGACGAAACGAGAGAATGAAATCATCGAGGAAGCCAACAAGGTCGACGAGGAACGTGCCCGACTTCAGGAGGAGCGTGACGAGTATGCTGAGGGAAGTGTGCAGCTCGGTTACTATGGCTACAGTGATTTGGCCGGCGAGGTGGAAGCGCGCAATGCGCAGACCCGCATGGACTATACTCCGGAAGACCGTCTTTACTCTCCTGCTTTTGAGAGCGAGGATGTCTCGCGAAAGTCGCAGATATTCCTCAATCAGACGGGAGGCCACAGCGCCTCTACGTCCGGACAGATAGAGCAGAAGTATCCCGGATGGAACGAGGGCACCACTACCGAGAGTGGCAAGCACACCACCCAGGTGGAGGGCACCCGTAAGACCTATGGCCATGTGGGTGACTGGATAGAGCAGCACATCGGTAAGGAGGCCTCTATCCTCGATGCCTCGTCCGGGCTGGGCTATGGCACCGCCGACCTGCGTGGACGTGGCTTCAACGTCGAGGACGTGGAGCCCTACCAGAGCGAGCAGCGCCGCCGCGAGATGCCCGCTACCTACGACGACTACAGCAAGATCGACAAGCAGTACGACTACGTCATCAGCAACGCCGTCCTGAACGTCATCCCTGATGACTGGAGGGCCGACGTGCTGCATCAGATGGCGCGCGTCCTGAAGCCCGGTGGTCAGATGTTCATCAACACCCGCAAGGCAGGGGAGGAGCGCACCATCAAGGACAAGATCGAGCTCGACAATCCGCAGGAGGTGCTCGTCAAGCGCAATGGCAAGATAGCATCCTACCAGAAGTTCTTCACGCCGACGGAACTAAAGGAGTGGGTGGAGAAGGAGCTGGGCCCAGGCTACCAGGTTGAGATAGCCAACGAGGCTAACTCCGGCACGCGTGGGCTTCCCGCCGTGGTGGTGACTAAGTGGACACGTGCCAGCCATCCCGGAGAAGTCACGCAGGCAGAACGTGTGCTCTCGGAGGTCAATAAGAAATTCAACGAGGAGCTGGAGATGCAGATTAAAGGCACGCTGCCCGCAAACCATGTCTACGAGCTGGGACATCCCGGCGATGTGTTGCAGGTGGCAGGTGTCAGGGACCTTCCCATTCAACTCTACGCAAACCGACTGGCACTAAAGGCGTCGCCGGAGTACAGAAGAAACCACCCGTTCGAGCTGAGTGACATCAAAGACCTGCCACAGGCTCTCAATCACCCGATAGCTGTCTTTGATTCTGCTACCGTCAAGGGGGCCACAGTCGTACTGACGGAGCTGCAGTCCAACGGCAAAAACTTTGTCGTGGCTATGAGCGTCCTCACGAATGCAGATGGCAAGGCCATAGCGGCAGAAATCAATGATGTCCGGAGTATTTATCCTAAGGATCGCGCAACAGGTGTCGCCGGATGGATAAATCGTGGCTATATGCGCTGGGTAGATAAGGAGAAAATGAATAGCTTCCTTTCTACCCACCCGTCCAATCCAGGTATAAGCAGAAAGGAAGCCGAAAAAACTCCTAATGGAGTAGAAGTAGGCTCTGCGTCAGAGCTTTCATCCGCTGCAAAGGTAGTTGAAAGTTTTGAAAATCCAACACTTCCGGGGGCAGAAAATTTCACGCGCGTGCAAAAAAGTGATCATTCGACCCTCATAAGTGACAAAATCGCCGTCGTCAACGACTGCGCCAAGGCCACCGGACTCCGCATCCGTGTCGTTGAGGACGTCACGGAGCTGGAAGCCTATAAGAAGGCTAGCCCCGAAGAGCAGGCACGTATGCGTGAGGGTAAGGGATGGTACGACCCGAAGACCGGAGAGATTGTCGTGGTGCCCGGTAATCATGCCGACGTGGGTGATGTGCGCGAGACACTGCGTCACGAGATCATCGGACATAAGACGCTGCGCGAGATGGTGGGCGCTGAGAGGATGAACGACTTCCTCGACGAGGTGTACCGCCACATGACGGATGAGGTGCGGCAGCGCGTCGTCGACATGGCGTTCGGCCGCAGGCTCAACATCCGCGAGGCTACGGAGGAGTATCTTGCCGGCCTCGCCGAGAAGGGCTTCGATGCGATGACCGAGAAGGAGCGCTCCCTGTGGGGTAAGATTAAGGCGTTTGTCGGCAAGCTCATCAATCGCTTCCTGCGCACACTCCACCTGCCCGACATCATCGAGCTGGGCGACCGCGAGCTGCGCTGGATCCTGCGCTATGGCTGGGAGAAGAGCGCCGATAACCCCATCAACAGACGTGCCGACCTGCCCGACGTCGTGCGCACCGCTCGCGAGACGACGCTGCGTGCCGAGACGGGACAGGATGGGCTGCGGTTCCGCACGACGTTCGACCCGAGTGACAACCTGCGCACCGTGACCACACGTGCTGCGCTGGACCTCAGTCAGCGTCATCAGGACAACCTGCAGCTGCGCAGCGATGCCTACCATGCCATCAGTCAGCAGCTAGGCGGACTGCGCCGGGCTATGGCCGCTCAGCGCACCTTCGACAAGGCTTCCGTACAGGAGATGACCGACCTGGCTCAGGCCCTGCTCGAGGCCAACATGATGCAGGGTACCACCAATGGTGAAATCAAGCGCATCCTGTCTGCCATCAAGAATGCCACGGGCCGAACCGACATCACCGAGCAGGTACACACCGTTCTCTCCATCCTTATCGACAACCAGCTGCGCACGCAGCAGCGTACCTTCGAGCACCTGCTGAAGACTCGTGACACCCGTCTCAATCAGCAGGGTGTACGTACTCAAGGCGCCCTCGACATCAAGGGGCAACGCATGATCAAGACGCTGCGCAATGCCCTCGAAATCGATGAGGCTAGCCTGGAGTCACAGCTGCAAGATGCTATTGATAAGCTAAGTTCAACGGACCCGGTAGTGGCAGAACAGGCCGCCAACGATTACGAGGCCCTGAGCTATGCCAAGCGTTACTTGGAGGTCTTCAAGAAAAACAAGGCCGACGAGACAAGCCTGCGTGCCGACCTGCATCAGGCTGAGGCCGACCACACTGCCGGCAACTTGACGGATAGCGCTTACAAGCAGCTTGTGGAGCAAATCAATAACGCCATAGAGCAGAAACGTCTCGAGCGCTCGGACGGACTCCTGCAGCTCAATGACGACATACGTCAGTCGCTGGAGGGCAGCCGCAGCGCAGCTCGTGACTGGCGTCAGCGTGAGGTGGACCGTATCAACAACATCCACCACATGGCCAACGCTGACCTACAGGGACTTCCTTACGACGAGCACCGAACGCCTGACTTTGCAGAGAAGGTGCTTAACTCCGCGCCTGTGCGTCTACTAACATCTACACTACCCACGTTCGATGCTTTTCTCAAGTTGTTCTCGCCCAAGGCCGCCGGAGGCGAGGGCTTTATGTACAATCACTTCATGCGCTCCTATGTGGAGTCATGCGAGCGAGAAAGGCAAGGCGTCAACGAATCGTTCCGCGTCCTGGACGAGAAGGCCGCCGAGATTTTCGGCAAGGGTAAGACCTGGCATCAGGTTGCCCTCGATGCGCGTCGTATGAAACTTGCCAACGGTAAAACGGAACACACCATCTCGATATGGAGCGGTGGCGGCATGAAGGACTACAAGGTCACCAGCTCGGAGCTGCTCTACATCTACATGGTCAACAAGATGGAAGATGGCAAGATGAAGCTCCGTCGTATGGGCATCGAAGATGACGACGTCAATGCTATTCAGCAGGCACTAGACCCGCGTCTTATCGAGATGGCCGACTGGCTGCAAGATGAGTTCCTCCCGCGTAGCCGTGAGCGTTACAACGAGACACACCAGCGGATGTTTGGTGCTAGCATGGCTGCTATCGACAACTATGTGCCGCTGAAGATCTTGAAGGAGTCGCTACAAAGAGACGTCGATATTGCAGCACCTGATAAGGGCGACCAGCGTTCGTCGACGGTGACAGGTTCTGTCATCTCCCGTACGGTTAACTGTCAGCCCATCGACATCTTGCATGGCGATGCTTTCAACGTCATCACGTCGCACGTCACCGATATGGAACACTGGGCTGCGTTCTCGGAGTTTGCACGTGACCTCAATACGCTATGCAGCTACAACCGCTTCCGTAACAAGGTACGCAACATGCACAGTGTGATGGGAGCAGGGGAGGACCTTCTGCGTAAGTTCCAAACGACGTGCGCTATTGCTACAGGTGACTACCAGGCTCCATCTCGTGGGCTCTTAGACCAGTATGCGCTGAATCTGGCCAAGCTCGGTTCCACCGCCAAGGTGTCGTTCCGACTCTATACCGCATTCAAGCAGCTCAGCTCAATGCCCGCCTTCTGGCCGGAGACAAACCCCATAGACTTCACCAAGAGCGCAGCTACCCCCTGGAAGTCGTGGAAGTGGTGCATGGAGAATCTCCCGATGTTTGAGAAACGATGGGCAGGCCGTAACGCCGGCAACGAGAAAATGTTACCCACCGACCTCGATTGGTCATGGACCCGCGACAACATCGTCGAGACAGCTACACGTTGGGGCCTCACGCCCAATGCTTTCGTCGATGCACTCACCGTGGCGATAGGTTCTAAGTCAGTCTACGACACGCACCTGCGCCGCTACCTAGACTATGGATATGAGCGGGCTGAGGCTGAGCGACGCGCCCGTCAGGATGCTTCCATCCTCTTCAACAAGACGCAGCAGTCAAGTGAGGGCGCTTTCATGAGCGAGATGCAGAAGTCGCGCACATGGCTCTCCACGATGTTCACGGTGTACCGTAACTCACCCATCAGCTACCAGCGCATGCTCCTTGATGCTAGCCGCAATCTCTTCAAGCGATTTGTGCCCGGTTTCAAGAAGGAAGCCATTCAACAGCTGGAGCGTCAGTATCAGTGGGATGGACTGAGCGACGCCGATGCAGCTCGTGCTGCCAAGAAGGAGTACAACAGACTATTTTGGCGTGACTTGACTAATGTGGCTACCTTTGGTTTCGTCATGCAGATAGCCTGGAATATCTTTGGTAAGCTCCCCGGACTCGCTATCCCGCTCTTGTTCTCAGGAACGGACGAAGACGACCGCAAGAAGACGATGCAGGACGAACTGATACATGCCGCCATCGGTGGACAGGTTGAAGGTCTTACAGGTGGTGACATCATCAGTGATGGACTCACCTCCCTAGTTACTAGTGGCGAGTTAAGTGACATCACCAAAGACATGCCTATGACACAGGATATCGATAACGTCGTGCGAGAGTTCGGTATAGACTGCTATGCAGCCCTCAATGACCTCTTGAACACGATGATTTCCGCATCCATAGGTGTCAATCCTGCGACCTTCACCGACGCAGTTGTGGCCATCTACGATGCTTGCCAAGGCGACATGCCGACGATACGCGAGGCCACCTTGTGCCTGGCGCGCATCGCACAGGTGCCGCAGTCACAGCTCGACCAGATCTACTTCGAGGAGATGGGCTGCATGGGTGATGAGGCCCGCAAGCTCACACCCGCTGAGGTAGCTGAGCGCTATGCCCGCTATAAGGTCATCAAGGGCGCGCCGCTGACGCACTGGCTCTACGACGATGAGGTGCTCGCCAAGCGCATGCAGAGCCGCACCAAGCAGGCCGTGACGGAGCTGAAGGGACAGCTGCAGCGTAGCTACACCGATGAGGTCAACGCCGGCTACGATGCCGCAGAGGAGACCTACAAGCAGATGGCGCAGCGCATCAAGCAGTACAAGGCTCAGTACGAGGAGTGCACCACGGACGCAGAGCGTGAGCAGGTGAGCCGCGACATGGCTGCCCTGACGAGTGCTCCGGAGTATGCTACCTACCAAAGCTTCAAGCTCTACAACAAGTACCTGCAGCGCATGGCCAAGGGCTATCTCGAGGCCAAGAGTGCCGATGAGGCCGCCCGCTACCTCGATGGGCTCCATTACTTCAAGCCCAAGATGGTGGAGGCCGTGCAGGCCACCGACCCGGCTGAGGCCAACCGCCTGGCCACCGAGCTGGCGCAGTGGTACAGCGACTTCGTACAGCAGGGACAGACCCAAGCTCAGGGGTCGGTGCAGCACTAATCGCCGACTCCTAGAGTTAAACTTATAGACGTTAAGCCGGAGGCACCCTATATCTTTGCTTCCGTCTTAACGTCTATATGTTATCATGCCTACCATCATCACCCGACTGATACCCCTGTCGCATGTGCGTCCTCGCCACGACGAGGAGGAGATAGACAGCGTCGCCCGTGCGCGAAGCTGCGGCGACCGACGTGCCTACGACATCTTGCTCGAGGCGCAGCGCTACTGGGATAATATGGCCGAGTTCCGACGGGAGCGCGACCGCAACAAGCGCTATAACTATGGCGACCAGTGGGGCGACGTCATCGAGGTGGACGGCAAGCGCATCACCGAGGAGGAGTACATCCGGCAGCAGGGCAACGAGCCGCTGAAGAATAACCTGATACGCCGTCTCGTGAAGAATGTGCTGGGTACCTACTCGGCACAGAGCAAGGAACCGACGTGCGTGGCCCGCGACCGTGATGAGCAGAAGATGGGGGAGGTGATGTCCACCCTCCTGCAGTACAACATGCAGCTGAACCGCATGGGTGAGCTCTACCGCCGCTCGATGGAGGAGTACCTTATCTCCGGACTCATCGTGCACCGCAAGAGCTACGGATGGCGTAACGACCGCTATGACTGCTGGACCGACATGGTGCAGACCAATAACTTCTTTATCGATACGACGACACGCGACCCGCGCGGATGGGACGTGCGCTTCCTGGGCGAGGTGCATGATGTCTCCTTCAAGGACGTCGTCTCGCAGTTTGCGACATGTCCGGAGGACTACCAGCGGCTGGCACGCATCTACGCCACGGCACGCGACCGCAATAGTTTCTCGACGCTGGCTGAGCGCTTTGGCCGCTCCCGTTTCTCGACGCTGGACTTTTTCCTCCCGTCATCGCCGGAGATATGCCGCGTCATCGAGGTGTGGCGTAAGGAGACCAAGCCCCGCTACCGCTGTCACGACTACAACAACGGTGACGTCTACAAGGTGGAGGAGAGCGACTACCAGGAGATGGTCATAGGTGAGAACCTCAGACGACTGCAGCAGGCGCGCAGCGTGGGCATGGACCCGAACGACGTGCCGCTCATCGAGGCCGAGTGGTTTGTGGATAGCTATTGGTATTACTACTACCTGTCCCCCACAGGCGACATCCTGAAGGAGGGCGAGACGCCCTACGAGCACCGCTCACACCCCTACGTCTTCAAGGCCTACCCGTTCATCGATGGTGAGATACACTCCTTTGTGGGTGACGTCATCGACCAGCAGCGCTACACCAACCGACTCATCACGATGTACGACTGGATCATGCGCTCGTCGGCCAAGGGCGTCCTAATCTTCCCTGAGTCGGCCAAGCCCGACGACTACTCATGGGACGACATCGCGGACCAGTGGAGCCGCGTCGACGGTATGATCGTCTACAAGCCCAAGCAGGGCGTCGACATCCCGCGGCAGATAGCTGCCAACTCCACCAACATCGGCATCGGTGAGCTCCTGAACATCCAGCTGAAATTCTTTGAGGACATCTCCGGCGTCAACGGTGCCCTGCAGGGAAAGCCGGGTTACGCCGGCACGAGTGGTGCCCTCTACGCCCAGCAGACGCAGAACGCCACGACATCGCTCCTGGACCTGCTGGACGGCTTCTCGATGTTCGTGAAGGACGCCGCCTACAAGGATGTGAAGAACATCCAGCAGTTCTACGACGACCGCCAGATCGTCAATATCGCCGGCACCAATGCCAACATCAAGCCCGACCCCAAGAAGATACGCGACACGGAGTTCGACCTGGCCATCGTCGAGAGCACCTCGACGCCCGCCTACCGTCAGCTCCAGAACGACATCCTCCTCGAGCTGTGGCGTGCGCAGGCCATCACGACCAAGATGCTCCTGAAGCATGGCGAGTTCAAGTTCGCCGACGACCTCATTCAGGAGATCGACGCACAGGAGCAGCAGATGCAGCAAGGTCAGCAGCCGCAGCAGCTCTCGCCTGAGCTCCTGCAGCAGGCCCGCCAAGGCACCAATCAGGCTACAGTCAACAAACTATACAACCAGTTACAGCAGCCGGGCTCCACAACACCGGCAATAGCTTCATAGTCAAACGAAAGTTTTCATCGAATGTTTCATACTTGAAGAAATAAGAGTTGTGACAGCGGCGCCGCCCGGGAGGGTAGCACCGCTTATTTTTTGTCACCAAGGACGTAGCAGGTAGAGCAGCCGCCGGATGCCATGCAGCTGTTGTATCTGTCGCTTACGGTAGTCACGACGGGCTACGCACCAGTGGAAGTAGAGCTCCCGCTTGAACCTAAGGTCTGCAGCTGAGAGCGCGAAGATGCCGCCACGGCAGGGGGTGCAGTAGAAGCACTCCCTGAGCAGGTTGTCGACGGAGGCTGTCGACTTGATGTAATGTTTACGCTTCAGAGCACGGAACGTCTCGCGGTCCATGATGTAGAGCTCACCGACCTCCAAGGAGGATGGGATGATGAAGTAACGGGCACCATTACTCATGTGTGCCAAGTCCGCTTTGCGGATGGCCTCGCGCAGCTGCAGCGAGGTGTAGGCTTTAAATAACCAATTCATGTGTATGTAGTTTAGAAGCTCGCCGCCGAGATGGCTCGTCGGTGGGCAGGTGGAACATTATTTTTTCTGGGTACGATGCGGGGCAGGTCCATCTCGAAGAAGCAGATGTGCAGTCCGATGGCGCGTGTCATCAAGAGGTCATCATGCTTGCCGGGGATAGCGCCGTAAGCTCCATTCTTTTTCCTTTCGTAGAAGTTATACTCATCCAGGCAGCGCTCGTCGCGCTCGACGTAGCTATGCTCACGGATGGCACGCACGAGGGTGGCGATGACCATCGGTTTGGTCGAGATGTTGGTGTGGAAGCCGTATTTGAGTTCCTTGCCATTCTGGATGTCTTCCTCCTTTTGACGCCTGGCGTAGATGTTGGGATAGACGTCACGTATCTGCTGCAGGATAAACTGCGAGTTGTCGCCGTCGACCATGCGGTCCGTGTCGTGCGTCTCCAAGGTGTTGCTCTCGATGACGAGTAGGGCGTTGTCATAGAAGGCCGCTATCTGCATCGCTTTCCACGCCAGTAGGTCCATATCGATGTGGCCGTACCACTGCGCCACGACGACGGGCTTTTCGCCCTCCATCATGAAGAGGCGGTCGAAGACGGTGATGACGGACCAGTCCGACTTACGGGAGCGTCCACCGATGTCGACGACAACAAGGTAGCGGTTGGTGATGCGCTCCTCGTCGTCGATCTCCGGAAGGTCCCACACCCAGAGCAGGCCCTGATGGTCTTCACGGAACCGGATGCCACGCAGGGCCTCCTTGCCCCGGTCGTGGTCGGCATAGACGTCACCGACGTAACGTGGCGGACGGCAGGCGGGCCGCAGCTCCTCGATCTTGTATTTGTCGAAGACACGCTCACCGGAATGCACGAAGGCTTCGACGTCGTCGGTGGGGTATTCCGCCGCCATCTCCCCGTGGTCGTTGTACTTAGCTCGCTCCAGCACGTACCAGTGGATAGCCTCCAGTGTGGCTCCTTTCTCCCAGAGCCACCAGAGGTATTTGCCCGATTCCTCACGAGTTGTAAAGGTAT